GTTCTTCTTCGTGATGGGTCTACCCTTGATAATGAAGAAGGTGCTTTTCAAGGCTCATCATCCTCCCATGTCATCGCCAGATAGGTCATAAAGATTCCTACGACAATTCCGAGGAAGGTGCAGAAGCAATATCCTACTTCAACGCTCATACTTGCCTCCTATCCTCATTTGCTCGGCGCGGTTATCCTCCCGCACTTCCAGCACCTTAACGCAGCCGTACTTCTCCAGATCCATCGCAATGGCTTCCTTGAATCCCTGTGCCGCGCCCATCGGTGCATTCACTTGTAGTATGATAATCATGCGCCCTCTCCTCTCATATCAGCACCGCAGTTGGGGCAGAAGTTTACACCCAAATACGCTTCGTCTCCGTATTCGTTTGTAACACGAATTCTTCCCGCTCTGTATTCAATAGAAATGCCAAGGTCTGAGCAATCCCAACATAAAGCACCGTTATCCTCTTTGGAGCAGAATTTGCACTCACCCTTTTTGCGTAGGCTTTCGGGGTCTAAACCAAGCCGCTCGATGTACCGTGCTTGATTTTCGTTAAACCACACCGCCGCATTGTAGTTGTTTTCCAGACAGCGAATGTATTCGATAAGGTCTGCTTTGCGCATATTGTTAAGGGTACTGTCTGCTTTGGGCTTGATGGCTTTCTTTATTTCAGAAACATCAATCAGCATTTTCTTTCCTCCGTTCTCCGTGAGCGCAAAAGAAATCTTCTGTGTACCACGCATTGAAGCCGAAATACATTCCAGTTTCTTCGTCATATTCTGCGCCCAATATGCACTGGTATAAACCATCATCGTCCTTGATGCCGTGTTCGCAATCCTTACACCGCACCACTTCCACGGCATCCACGGCGGGGGCGTTCCTTACATCGTGCATCGCAAGAGACATTGACGGGTGATACAAAGTCTTTCCGTCCACCTTATTGAAATGCGTTGCCAGCTCTTTTAACAACGCCTCTCTGTCTATCAAATCAGCCATTGGCAGCCCTCCCGTGGCTTCTCAGCTCTTCCACCATCTCTGCTATGTCAGGCTTTGCTTCCTCCATGAGCTCATCCCACTCGCCCACATAGTCATAGGTGCAGTCCGCCCCGCTCATATATCTCTGGACATAGCCCTCCAGCATCTTGTAATCGTTGGCATAGCAATGGAAGCTGTTGGCTCTGTGAGTGTAAGTGCCCACCTCATAGCCCAGCTCATCGGCTATCCGCTTCTGGAGCATGATGAGAGCAAAGGCGTTCATGAAGGTAGCCTTGCAAGCATCGTTGGAGCGGAACATCAGCTTGCAGTGAAGCTTGTTATCTCGGACAAAATACTGGATGTGCTGCAAGCAAGCGGGGTCGGTACTCTTTGAATCTACTTCCCAATCTCTCACCACGATAACCGCTCTGCGAGAGTAGGGATTGCGCTTCAGCTCCTCAATGATGAAGGGGAGCTGCTTAGCGATTCTATCGTGATAAGTGTAAGCCCAATTACCCTGCTCAATCTCAAAGTCGAGGATGCCGTCCAGAATCTCCTGCCGATACTGCTCCAGCTCTCGGGGACCGCCTATCATGAGTCGGGATATCATAGGCTCTTGCAGAGGATGCTCAACCATCATAGTGATTGAGATTTCCTTCTGCTCCGTATTGTAGTCGGGGCAGGGAACTACCTCACCCGCACTCTGTAAGGTGCAGAGTGCTTTGTGATATGCCTCTGGCAAGGTTTCGCCCCATATAACAAATTCCTGCATTATATCATCCTCCTAAACTTTCTTTTTTTCATATCGCCAAAAATAGTCTTGGCACAAACTGCCTTTCCATGCGGCAGTGCGTATCGCACCTGCCGTCACATGAAAGAAGTCTGCCGCATCATCGGCGGAGTCGAATGTCATGTCCTCCTCGCCCTCGCGATAAGCAATCACAGGCTTTTTCTTCCGACCTACTGTTGCCATTCCCATGCTTCCAGGAGCGTGAGTGTGGCAGTTGGTGCATTCTGCTTTTGGGCAGTTGAGACAAGCCTGAATCTGCTCAGGCGTGTCTTCTCTTACCTCTCTCATTCCCCGCCTCCTATCATTTTCATATCCATGCCAGCACTCAGCCGCTCCATTGTCTGCCGCACATCCGCAGGCAGCGCAAGGAGCTCTCGCTCGTGTGCAGCTCTTGCCTTATAACTTCTCTGGAAGTTGGATGCAACAACACTTGCCACCACTTCCTCGTCCATGATTGCCCATTCCTTGAGCTGGTTGGGACTACCTACCAATCTCTGGAGCACAGGAGGCAAAGCCTCGAACTCCTTCTGTGAGCCATAAATTCCGTTGCTGACAGCTTTTCTTATAAGCCCCCATGCTTCCATCTCCGTCATCTCATCGGGCTGTTGGAGCTTAATTATTGCCTCCTTGATAGCTCCGATGTGAGGAAGGAAACCCTTCTTGTCGTTGGCGATAAAGCTCTTCACTGCCAATGCCACAACTTCAAAGGGATCGTCGACGAACATTGTCGACCAGAGGTCAACTACAGCATCCGCCTGGCTCTTGTTCATTCCCTTGTAGAAGTTGGGATATGCCGCCTGCATAACCACGAGAAGGTCAAGCATCTGTTCTCTTGTCATCTTCCTCCACCTTCTCTCATTTCCCAGAATGAAACGCCGCCGCTCTGAGGTCTTGTATCCTTGCGGACACCCCACTGCTCTCTGTGGCACTTGCGAATGATGAGATTCCAGTCGCTCCATTTGTTCTTGTTGCTGTTACCCTGTGCGCTCTCATCCACATACTTGATGCAGCGATCTAATTCGCTTTGCCCAAGGTCATGAAGGAGCTTCGCGTATTGAGCATCGGTGAGCTTCACCCATCCATATTCGCCATACTTGTGCTTGACGTCTTTCGGGGGAGCGGGAGCTGCCGCAGGCGGCTCTATATACTCTTCTTCTCTTATCTCTACTACACTACTCTCTACTACACTATACTGTGGTTCCAAATGGTTGCCATCTGGTTGCCAATTGGTTGCCAGTTGGTTGCCAGAGCCTCTTTCCGTGTAGGCATTGTTTCCTTTAACCTCTAATTGAGCAAGCTCTTCTTGATACTGCGTAGGGTTATATCTGTCCTTGCGTAGAGTGTTGTGCATCCTCCAATGCTTGATGACTATAACGCCGTTCTCAAAGCCGATAACAAACCGCTTCATTATGAGCAGCTTCAAGTCATCCTCGCTTGCACCCACTGTGCGCTGTATGCGCTTGGGGCTATTGACGAAGCCGTCATCGTCGGCTCTCATATTCAGATGGAAGTAAAGAGCCTGTGTGCTCAGAGGCATCTCCAGAAACGCATCGCTGTCGATTATCTTTTGAGTAAACATTCGCTTCTCAGCCAAGTATCTTCTTCCTCCTCTCCATTTCCTCACGGACTACCTCGCGATCCTTCTCGATGATGTACTCGCCACAGTCTCCGCTCAGAAGCTGTCCCCAGGACGAGAGAAAAAACCGTTCCACGTCCTTTATCTCATCGTCGAGAAATCTATTTCTCTTCTGGAGCATAGCCCGTCTTCGCAGCATTCGCTGGTGCTGCTTTGCCATCTCGCGGATGATGTTGATGCGGAGCTCATTCACTCCCGCGTCATTCAATTTGTAGTCCAGTTTCATTTTTTGCCTCCCTTAATGCCGACCATTTGGTCAAGGGTCATTCCGAGCCTCTCTGCCATCATCATCGCAGTGTAAAGCCCTGGCATTCCGCCGTGATTGACATAGTAATCGTAGGTGTATGGACTCAAGCCAAGGGAGAGGGAGAATGCTTTATTGTTCATCCCTTTTCTCTCTCTAATTGCTTCCAGTCTCTTCATAAGCTGCTCATGCGCTGCTTCGTAGCTCATGTGGTATCATCCCTTCCGTCCATAGCTGCATTTCTTAAGCTCATGGAGTCTCTCTTCAAATGGACAGAGTCTGTCCTTCCATATCCGCCGCAGCCGTCTATCCATGCGGTCACGGAAGACATCGCACTCTGGATTCCTGGTATTCAACGCAGGCTCAAAGTAGTCGCTCATAGCCTCAACAGCTCTATGAATCTTCTCCAGACGCTTTGCTCCGAATGTGTCCTTGCCCATAACATCGGAGTCATTGAGTACGATGTGGTAGCAATCGTTGTTGTACTGAATGCCGCAGCGCAGACCTGCGGAGAATATCGCATCCTCCATCTTTCGCTGCTTCTCCAAAAAAGCATTCTTTCCGTTAGCCATGTGCAGCCTCCTCAATTGTTATCTGCGTTGCGCCTCGCTCAATCTCGGTAAGCCTCTGGCGCAGGAGCTTCTGCTGCCGCAGTATGCTCATAGCTCTGCTGTTGTTGGTTGCTATCTGACGGCGGATGTCCTTGGGGTCATCGCTAATGTAATAGCCCTTGCCGTCCTGATGATTGACAATTACGGCTCCCTCCACCCGCGCTATCTCTATGAGCTTTCTAACGGCTCTGTCTCCGAGTCCCGTCTGGGCGCAGAGCTGCGCCCTCGTGACGGCATTGTCTTTACCAGTGGGAATGTAGTCCAAGATGCTCATTCCTCATCCCTCCTATCAGAATGGCAGAATTCCGTCATCCGCGTCTGTCATAGGACTGTAGCCACCGTTGTTGGCAGGAGGATAGCTTGTCTCGCCGTAGGTGGTCTCAGGTCTGCTGCTGCCGCCTTTAGGCACGAAGTATATCCTGTCTGCGACAACTTCTGCGGAGGTACGTCTGTTGCCGTTCTTGTCTTCCCAGCTACGCATCTGGAGTCTGCCGCTTACTGCAATGGGGTCTCCCTTGTGGAAGTAATCGTGGGCAAAGTTTGCCGTTGCGTTCCATGCCACGATGGTTATCCAGTCAGTGCCTGCGTCCTTGCCGTCCCTATCCACGGCAATGTTGAAGGTGGCTACAGGCTTCTGGCTATTGGTGTAGCGGAGCTCTACATCTCCGCCGAGTCTTCCAAGCAGGTCGATTCTATTAAGGCTCATAAATAATTCCTCCCAAATTCTTTGATAAATTGTTCTTTTGTCCAGCCTTGCTCTCGCATAGCTTTTTGCTGTCCGTACCGCCGTAGCTCAAGCATGGCTTCTCTGTTGTGGTGTACTCCGTTTGGGGGCTCGTTGTGGCAATAATGGCAAAGGTCTACCACCAAGCCCAGCTTGTCTGATTTTTTTCTATTGGGACCGCCGAATATGTGGTGGGCTTCAATCCAAACATGGCTGCCGCAGATGAAGCACTCTCTATCTCCACTCATATTTCATCCGCTCCAATTCCTCTGGAGTAAGAGTCTCAATGTCCAGTTGCTTTGCCTCGGACACAATGCCGTCGATGAGGATGCTCATCTCTTCGGTGTTGTACTCGCTTGAGCCTACCCAAAAACGGAAGTGTTCAAAGGTCTTGCCTCTGAGCTCACTCTTGCCCAGACTTTCATGGTATTTGTAGGTGCGCTTGAAGTTGTCCGCGAAACGCTCCTCTACAGAGATCGCTCCGCCTTGTCCGTACTGTTTGAGCATATCGAGGTAAACATCTTCCTTGCTCATGCGGAGGATGTTGCCCATCTGGGTGATGAGCTGCCATGCGTAGTTGTTGGCATTGAGGCTGCGTTTCTTTGTGGACTTGGTGATTTCATATTCTCCAGGTTTGAAGCGATATGCGAACTTGGCGGCATCCGCCGTCCGCTCTATCGTGAGAATCAGGTCACGCCCATTGCGGGTCGCCGCTTCGATTTTCATCTTGCAACACCTCCGCGACGGCGATTGTTTGCTTGTTCCTTTGCTGTAGCCCACCTGCAATTTGCAGGCTCGTAGTTGCCGTCATTATTTATGCGGTCAATGGAAAGGTCATCGCGGTAGCCATTTGAAATTGCCCAATTATGAAAGGACTCGAAACTCTTGTCCCATTCCTCGCAAACCATAATGCCTCTTCCTCCGTAATACTTATAAGCCTGTGACTTTGGATTGTTGCATCTGGCTCTCATGGACACCCATATGTTGAAGAGACGAGTGCGTTTACCTGTTTCTTTATCAATGGATAAGCCGTGCTTTATGTTCGGGGATTCTCCGTGGCGTCTAATGGAGCTCATCTCTCTGGCAAAACAACCGCAGCTTGTTGTGCATGCGCGCTCACTTATCCTGCCGCTCTGGATGCACTCCAGACAGAACACATGACCATTGAATTTGGTGATGCTACCCTGTGCGTGTTTGCGGATGCTCACCTCAACGCCGTTGGCATCTTTATAAGGCTTCAGCACCTGACCGCAGCACTCGCACTGGAACACAGGAGCAGGCTCGGTCTTGGGAGCTGCCTTGGGCTCTTCGGGATTCTCGCTATACTTGCTTCTATCCTTGTCCCAATACACATCAGCACCAATGCCCAGAGCTTTAGCCGCTACGCTGATAGCATCGGTGAGAGCCATCTTGTAGCACTCGTCGCTCATGTAGGGACCGTTGCGCTCCTGAGCTACGAAGGATGCGCCGCCTGTGCCTGGGATGCCGTGGGATTCCTTGCCGCTCTCAGGGTCGATGTAGTAGAGCTTGATATCCACGAAAGCCGCTACCTGTTTGGTAATCTCATCCGCAGCCAGATGCTTGTCGACGATTTCGTACCACCAGCCCACGCCGCAGGGACCAAAGAGCTCAGTAAGCTTCTTGATGCGCCACATGGGATTGATATCGGTCATGCCTTTAAGACGTCCCGCCTTGATGTCCTTCTTCGCCTCATTGGGCACGACTCGTGCCTTGTCATATATTGCAAGATTGTTCATGGTGTCCTCCTTTACTTAATGGGGCGTATGAGGTCATAGCCTCTCTCGCCGTTTGAATATCGTTTATAAATCGTCTTTGGGTTAAGCCCCGACTCTGCAGCTAACTGCTCAACGGTTTTGCTTTCATCGCCTATTGTGACGTGCAAACTTCGGCGTGTGTTGTGTGCCTGTTCCTTGGATGTTGCCCAACGGCAATTGTCAGGAGCGTAGTCGCCATCGTTATTTATGCGATCTATCGACAAATGCTCAGTGTATCCGTTTGCTGTCGCCCATTGGAAGAAAGGCTCAAACTGTTGCCATTCCTCGCAAACGCGAATCCCGCGCGCACCATATTGCTTGTATTGCGGAATATTCGGATTTTGGCATCGCTGCTTCATGTTGTTCCATATCCGATAAATTCTTGTTTGCGCTTGCCCGTGCGTAATGCTCGCTGTTTTGACAGTATTCCTTTTCCAACATCCACAGCTTTTTGTGTTCCCGCTTTTTAGGTTCTGCGAAGGTACGCAGGTGAAGCTCCCGCATTCGCATAAGCAATTCCACATTTGCGCACCGTGTTTATTTGTTCCTGCGTTTGAAATTACTTCAAGCCGATGGAATTTGCGTCCTGTCAAATCTTCATACTTCATTGCGCTCACCGAATGCTGATGTTCAGCTTCTCCACGAGGGAGCAGCCTGCAACTTCCTGCCCTTCCTTGAGCAGCTTGGTGATGGCGGTCTTGTTGGGTGCGCTGGTGGTCTTGATGGTGAGCAAATGCTCAGGGAGCAGGCTCTCGTCCGCAACGTCCACGCTTGTGCTCTTGCGGAAGCTGACTACGCATCGTGCGCTCTCAAATTTCTGTCCGCCCAGGTGGTCACCCAGCAGCTTCTCAAGCTGTCCGACCTTCTTCTCCATGCTCTGGCGGCGGCTCTTGAGATTGGCTTCCTCAGCCTTGATTGCAGCAATGTCTGCCACGAGATTCTTGATGTAGCAAGCCGTGTTCTCCAGCTTCTCCTCATAAGCCATGTTGAGCTCGTCCCATGCATCCGCATTGAGGAATTCGCCAGTCTCCTCGTCAACCTCGGCAGCGAAGTTTTCTATCTCACTGCGAATCTGATAAAGGTTAGCCATTCTTCTTCTCCTCCTCTTCTTCGCAGTATTTTGCGAAATCAAGGTCGTTCATTAGTAGTCGGAGCATCTCTATAAGTGTGTCTCCAAAGTAGTTTTTAGCTACCGCTTCAATAGCCTTCTTATAAACCTCGCTTTTCTTCATTTTTGTTCCTCCTTAATGGCTGTTCACGCCATTGAAAAATGTTTCGGTCATAAATTGGATTGTCGTGCGGCTGTACTCGGTGTCCGTAACACCTGCCGCCCATGCTTTTCTCGCTCCTTGCTCACCCATGTTGTAAGCCATCAGAGCTTTGTGGTAATCTCCGTACTTATTGAGAAGCTCGGAAAGGTAATGGCAGCCTACGCGGAAGTTGCTCTCGGGGTCGAAAAGGTCCGTAACTCCCAGCTCAGCCA